CGCTACCGCCGCCAATACGCTTGACCATTGCAGGCGAGATAAATGCTTCATCATTTGCCACACGAGCCTCCTGAGAGCCGTCAATCGTTGTGGGGATGGAGTCACTCATGCCATCACCGGCACCCTTGATGGGCTTCGCCCCAAGGTTCTCTGCAAGCAGCTTTAAGCCAGCCTCGGAGCTACCATTGCCGTAGTGGCTGACCACATCGGCAGGAAGCACAAACCCGTTGCGCTCGAGCCCTTCCGCAATGCCACCCTTCGCAAACTTTGTTGCGTTGTAGCGACTTGTCACCACGTCCGGGCTGACATTCAAGGCTTCTGCTACTTGTTTTGGTGTTACAAGATTGGCGTCCATCGCAGTGGCAATAGTCTTGTCACTGGCACCTTTGTTGGTATTAAACCAGTTTGTAATATCCGCGCTTGCCACAGGCGGAGTCGCAGCGCCGGATCGAGCCAGATCAATCTCCGAGGCCAACTTGGGGTCTGCCGCACGGACTGATTTGACCGTATCCCCGAAAGTATCGAGCCCTTTATTCATCCAGTATTGGATGGCAGTTTCATCTGGAGTGAGAACTGCAAGGGGATTGTTTTTATAGGCATCAAGCACTTGCGCACGAGATGCGGACCCAGAAACGCTTGGAGTTTCGTAAGTTGCTTTTCTGCTAAACGGATTGGCCAGTGCTGCGGCGCGTAGATCGTCCAGCGTGCGTGCGTTGGACTGCACCACCTCGCCAGCAGCATTTTTAAACGTCACTCCGCCACCATAGTCAATGCCGCTCGAACCGGGACGACGGCCAACTTGGGGGTTGGTCAGCATCTGGCGCTCGGCGGTGTACTTTGGAATTGTGCCTTGATAGCCGGTTGCAATGCCCGCAGACCCACTGGGCCTTGTGGCCGAATAAAGACCAGCACCAACCGAGAGCAGCCGCTTCCAATCAACTTTACCGTCCTTGCCTTTAAACAAGTCCAGAAGTTGCTGGCCCCCCTTTTTAATAAAACCCATCAAACCGCTGTCGTCTCCGGCAAGGTTTCCCTTGCTGTCTACAAAACCGCCTTTTGTGGTGTCATACGTAAATTCGGTCCCCTTGGAATCTTTGAATGCCACATTGCCAGAGGCGTCAATCTTGTAAAAATTTCCCAATTCATCTTGCGTCCAACCTTGGCCAACTTCCGTGGGGTTGTCAAGTCCACCCGGTGTCAATGGGCTTGGGGTTGAGTCTCGCTCTGGAATTTCAGCAGGAAGGTCGGTAGGAGGGGTAACTGGGTCCGAAGGTGGGTCAACAACAACGGGGGTTACCGGGGTCTCACTTTCGCCGTCATCGTACCAGTTTCCCAGTTCATCTTGTCGCATCGTCATATCAACTCCTCAGTAGCCGCGTAAGTTCGCGGTTCCGTGCATTAAGATCACCTGCTGAGGTCGCAAACAGGCCAGTTCCAAAAATATCGTTCATCAATTGTACGTCTGCGGCGTTCTTCTTGTCATCTTCCGACTCGGCTTCACTGCCCGGAGCACGAAGGACATTACCCGCAAGATACCTAAGAACGTCGTTGTTTGCGCTGCTGGCGTTTGTAGCAGGTTGAGATGGACCCCCGGCATTGACCCCAAAAAGGGAGTCAAGGTTGTCCCCGCCTGCCGAGGTAGAAGAATCAGTTGACGCGGTTGTAGAGCCTGTTGCCGACGATCCCGAGGACGATCCAACACCCAAAGCGCCGTCAATGGCTGCCGCCAACGAAGAGGTGTTGGATTGCCCAGTGGGGGCCGCTCCGGTCGCCGAGTTAACTGCGCTAGATGTTGCTGACCCGATGGCTTGGCCAACACCCATTGCGGACATCCCAGAAGAAACCGTGCTTGCTGGAATTCCCGTTGCCTGAGAAATGGTTGAAGCCAGCGCAGCTACCACTGCCCCGGTTGTGGCGGCAGAAACGGCTTGCCCGGGGTTCCCGTTGACAATTCCAGAAACAACTCCAACAGGGATGCCAAGTGATGCGGCAACTTGGCCGATGGCTGCATTTGCAATGCTCTGGCCAATGCTTGTTTGCCCAGACAGCATCCCCATAAGCCCTTGAGTCTGTGAAACCGCCAAGCCGAGCGTTGGGTTTATAAGTCCCAGTAGGGCGGGCAAGTTATTGGTCAAGGCGGTATTGGCATCCATCGCTGCCAGCGCCATATCAACCGTTTGAGTATCGGAAATACTCATACCCCCAAGGCCGTTTGCGGACAGCAAACCGAGCTCTGATTGAGTCATCCCGTTGGTGGCCACATTGGAGCCAGTCGCGTTCGACTGCGACATCATTGCCGCCTCAGTTGGGCTGATACCCAAAGCAGCGGCAATTTCCGAAAGCGATGTTACTGCGGGGTCAGATTCGGGAGTAGAAAAATCGGTGCTGGTAGAGCCCCCAGCGGGAGTCCCATTTCCCGTACCAGATGCGCCGGGTCCGGGGCCATCCCCAGTGGCAGACGAAGCAGCACCCGTACCACCGTCACCGCTATCCCCATCGCCATAACGGAATGGGCGACCCAAAAGCTTGGCCTTGTAGTACAGGATGTTCATATCAGACCTTCACTTTCAATACGTTGGAGGCAGAGGTGTCGCGGTACACATCGCCCGGGCGCAGATCGGCCACGTTTGCTTGTGTCGGCAAAGTGTTGATGTCGATGTTTAAACTGGAAATGTTGATGTGCTGTACGGCGGTGGTTTGCTGGAAGAACAAGTTGAAGACCGTCTGCATCTGGTCCATAAACGCAGTGGTGTATTGCGCTGGCGCTGTGGTTGGCCGAGGCGGGGTAACGCGACTGAACATGCCCATAGGTCACCTCGCGCCATCAGGACGCAAATCAAAGCGCGGAGCCCCAAGCTGCCAAGTTACGCCAAGGCCGGTGCTCTCCACCTTCATGGACATCTGCCGTGCGCGAACCCGGGTAAAAATCTGCCCCGTAAATTCTTCAATTGGCAGCACGGCTGTACGCGTGATCGGTCGGTTGTTTTCACCGCCAACCGATGGAGGGGTAGTGTATCCTGAACCCGCGTTCTTTAAAGGCTGCATGTACATCCGGGCCGTAGGAGCTGCGGCCTCTGACCCACGGAACGTAATGTCCGGCAGGACGCGCCAAAGGAACATGAATTTGTGCCCATCATCCAGATCAAATTCAGCGGAAGTGATTGTTGCCGTAATCGGGGTTGGCACGTCGGTTGTCTTGTCGTCCACACCAAACTCGTGGTTCACAATGTTATTGGAGTACGTAGCCGCTATCGGGTAATCGAGCAACCCAGAATCCAGCCATGCTGTGCGACCTAAACTGCCGTAGTACCAGATGTCTTCGGAGTAGTTGTAGATCGCGTACTTGTCAACCACAAGGGAACCAGTCGAGCAGTAAAACCACCAAACCTCATTAAAGCCTTCGTTGGTCCCAGCAAAAACTTGGGCGTACTGGTCTTTGTTTAGGTCTGAAAAAATATACTGACGCAAGTCGCACCGCAAGGTTTGAACTCGACCGTCGTACTTATAGAACTTGTCCACACCCATCCAATAGACGACGCCAGAAGCAACGGCGGCGGCATTTTGCCCAACGATTGATGTGTTGTCACCAAGCAGTGTCGCACCCCAAACGATTGGAGGGCCGAGATACTGAAGGGCGTACACCGCGTTATCCGTGAACACCACAATTTCTTGGCGGGACTGGATGGCAGAAACAATGCGCGAACCCCGCGATAACTGCAATCCTCCAGCTTGGTTTGTTGGCGATGGCGTCCAATCTGCTGCGTTCTCTTGATCGGACCAGCGGATTAGCATTGGATTTTGCGCGGAGAGGCCGACATCATTGCACCCAAATGCCAACACAAAGCGGCTCACATCCGAAACCAGCAAGTAGTTCTGCACCGTAGGCGCATCTGATGCGCCGTTAAGAGCTGTCAAGCTAACCGCTCTGGTGCTAGTTCCCCCAGAGGAGGCCCAATAGTAAATGCCCCCACCCCGTGGCCCAAAAACCAAATCTTCGCCGAAGTTGAACTGACTCCACAGCCGAATAGTATCCAGTGTCGTTGCGCCTACGCCCCAAGGGCCAGCGCCCCAAGAGCCAGCGCCCCAACCCAGCAGAGGTACGGCGAACTCGCCCCCAGTATTGATCTGATACGCAGCAGCCACCGTCCCGCCGCCGGGAGAACCTGATACGTCCGTTGCGTTGGCGGTTGCGGACGCAGTGATGGCGTACGAGTTTGCATTGAGGACTGTGAGTTGGTACTCGCGGTTAAGAACACCTGCCGTGATGTTGCCGCCAAGGCCCACGGCTCCGCTGAAAGTAACAAAGTCCCCCGTATTGCAGCCGTGCGCCGTATCCGCGACAGTGATGACGTTGGAGCCCAGTGTGGCACTGAAGGGGTTTGTCAGGACGAAATTGTACTTCGTGTATGTAGCTACCACAGCAGCCCCGCCACCGCCAGCCACCGTAGAAGTAGCTGCGGTAAACACGGTGATCGTGTAACTATCAACGCCAGTCACCGTAACCGTGTGATTGGTGTTTAGGACTTCTGGGGGGATACCGCCAACTGCTACGGCCCCAGAAAAATTGGCAACGTCCCCGGTGACTAGGCCGTGCGCGGTGTCGGCCACGACAATTACTGCCAAACCAGAGGTGGTGCTAAATGGATTGGTCAGCGTTACAGGTGCCTCGGTGTACGACCGCAAAGGGGTAATGTCGTAATAGGCACCACCGCGCTCAATGTAAAACTTCAGGTTTGTGCCAACACCAATAAGGTTTAGGCCATCAAGCGTCACCCAGTTCCACATAGACCGGCACACGCCCAAAAAGAAGTTTACGGAGATGCGCTCCCAGCCACCAATTTTTTCGGGAGACCCTGAGCGAAACCGAACCTTGTCGCAATCGTACCAGCCAGCCGAATACGCGCCGTTGATCCCGGCAGGTCCGACATTTTCCGACAGGTATCTGGTGTTTTCGCGACTTACGCCGGGTCTGAACAGGAGTTTTTTGAGTGGCACGTTTTACCTCATGCGGTCAGTACGTTGAGGGCGGTGTTGATGTGCGCAACCCTGTCTGCAAGCCCTATTGTCCCACCATTTATTTTTTTCGTCATCCCCGTGAAGTCTTTGGCATCGGCTTCCTTGTTCAAGCCGCGCTTGTTCCAGTACCAAGCAGCCGTCAGGGCGGCATATTCTTTGGACAGAACCAGCTCGGGGTCGGCCACAAGGTCTACGCCCAAGGCGTCAGAGGCAAGGCGGTAGTTGTCCTTGCCAGTCAACTGGATCAGGCCACGGCCACGGTACTTCCAGCCATCGCCCTCGTCGGTGTTGCCCATCCGGCCAGAATATACCTTGTTGGCAATCTTCTCGGGGTTGCGGTGGAACGGCTGCGCAGCCTCCTCAGATGCAAAGCGGCTGGGCCAAGTGGCGTGCAAGCCCTTGGCGCTGTAGTTCAGGTTCTCTTGCAAGGTTTTGAAATTGCCCGACTCGTGGGCACACTGGCCGATGAACGCCGCTTGGCGCTCAGGGGTGCTGATGTCAAAACGCTGAAATGCCGCCGTCAATGGCTCCAGCCAAGACGGGTCGATGTGCATTTCCTTGAGCTGGTCTTCTGTCATTTAGAAGCTCCAGCTTTTGAAAGAAGGTCGGTTTTGGCCTGCGATCCAGCAGAGGAGCCGAAGTAGTAGGCAATAATGCCCGTCCACGCCGTGCCCAAGCTGCCCAGCATCATCAAGATGGCGGGGTTGCTGCTGTCAATCTGGTTGAAGAACATCATCACCATGATGCCAAAGAACCCAATGGTCACAGCGCCAGCCAGCAGGGGTGGCATCAAACTGCGGGTGGTGGCCTGCATCTCCCGTGCGGACTTGCGGTCTTCAACTTCCAACTTCTCAAAGTTCAGGCCCAGCTCCTGCGCTTGCTTCTGAAGCTCGATCTCGGCAATCTTGACCTGTGCAATCTGTTCAGCCGACAGCTTGTTGTTGGAGATCATGTCGCCAACCTTGTCGGGGTCAACGCCGATGGCTTTTGAGATGGCCGACACAGCCATCCCCGCCAGTGGACCCCCCATCGCCGTGGCAATGGTGGGAGCGATTTGTTTAAGCCAATCCATATCAATTACCCCTTTAAGTCAAAACTCAGGTTGGTGTGGCGGGGATACTGCACAACGCGCTCCCCTTCCGGACATTTGTATTTGATGGTCGCCAGCAAAGTTGCCTTACCGCTGGCAATTTTCTCTTTGTTAACCATCGTGAGTTCGTATGTAAACGTGTCAATTTCCGGCCCTGCTGGACCGCTGAACTTGCTTGCGGTGGTGGTTGCCTCATGCACCATGCCTGCTGCATCACGAATGCTTGGGGTAAAGCTCTCAACAGAGCAGTCGTCACGTTTTTTGATCCGGGCAACCGTGACGTTGATGGGCTTACCAGCCTCGGCCACAATTTTGAAATGCTCAGGAGTCCACTCAATAATGGCCCTGTCAAGCAACCCAAACTTGTCGGCAAGCGTGTAGCTTCCACCTAACGCAGCAACACTGGCGGCAACGGCTCCAATTGCTTTGGTAAGGTCAACCACGTCACGCCCCCTTTGACGTGGTAATGCTGTCTTCTCCCTTGGAGACCGTAACCTTTTCGCCTTCTACAGTAACCCGCATTGGAGGCTCCTTGCGGTCCAGACGGTCCAGCTTGTCGATCAGGTTCTTGATGACCTCAAACTCGGGCTTCTCTTGCTTGGCGTTTGCACCAGCAATGCCGTTGAGCATGGAGATCAAAGCAGTCAGCGCAGAGCCCAGCAAGCCCATCACCGCAGCAATCTTGGACTCATCCAAAAACAGGGAAGCACCAACGCCGATGATGATGATCAGCGTGATGTAGAACAGTCCACCCTCGCCGATGGCCTTGCCAGCGATTTCTTTGGCCGGGGATGCTGCGTTCAGTTTGTCCAGCTCAACTTGAGCTTGGGCCTTGATGACGGCCAGCTCGTGCTTTAAAGTTTGCTCATCCATACATCACTCCAATAAAAACACGGGCGCACCAGACAATTAGCCCAACAATTAGGACCGCTGCAATGAATGCGACGGCCCAGTCTTTCATGGTGCTGCTGCCGGAGTGACCACCACCTCTGGCCTGACAATTACAGGCGTAGGCTGAGTGACAATAATTGGCGCAGGCTGCGTGATGGTGATCGGCGCAGGTTGAGTCACAACAGTCGGGGCGTGCGTGCTGTCGGTGTTGGTCGTTGTGGTCGTTGTGGTGATCGCACCGGGCGCTTGAATCTTTCCAGCAAGACCCACAAAGGCAGCGTTGGTGCTTACGCCCAGAGTCGTGGCGTTGTTACTCTGTGCGATACCAACTTGAGCCTGTTTGCTCACGCTGTAGATCTGGGTTGCAGTGGGCAGCAACACAGAGGTCCACTGAAGCAGATGGTCACCAAATGACTTGGGCGCTGCGATCTGGGTTTGGTTCTGCACTGCACCCATTTGCAAGGACATCACAGCCGCGACTTTGGCCGCAGTGTCACCTTGCTTTGCAATTTCTGCCAGAGCCTGATAACGGGCCGTTTGAGATGCTGCCTGAGCCTTGTGGATGTCGGCATAGGCTGCGTATTCAGCAGTGGCGCAGCCTGTCAGGGACAGGACTGCAATCAATGGTGCGATCAGCTTCATGGTCAATCCTTAGTTGGTCGGCAAAGGTGCAGACGGATTGTCGCGCTGCTCTTGCAGGTCGATTGCAGTCTGGTCTTTGGTAAACGCGCCCGTGGCGGGATCGTAGATGCAGAACTGGTTGATCCGAAAATCTCTGTCAGTAAAACCGTCTGGTGCGTTGACCTCTCCGGGTGCAATGTCTTCAGGCTCGTAGGAACCCCCGCGATACCCCGAGAGTCGGCTGTTGGTGTCAATTTGAAGAAATATCATGATCAAAACTCCTCGACTGCTGAAAAATTGTATGTGGTACTGTTGCTGTCGCTAGTGCCGATAACAACCGTGCCGCCCGCTATCAGGTAAAATTCCGTATTCATAATGTAATAGCTAGTGCTACCGCCTGCGACCTCACGCACTAGTTTTTGACCCGACCCCGGCGAAAGGCCAACAGGCCCGGTCCCGCTTAAAGTTGTATAACTGTTAAAATAAGAGGTAACAAGAACTCCGCTATTTCCAGTTACAAACACGTATTGGCCCCCAACGATCAAATATGCATAGCCGGTGCCGCCATTAGTTGAAAGCATCCCAATGGTAACTTTTGCCACTCGACTAGCGGGTACCGTATAGACCGTTGCAGCAGACGTTGACCCACTAAAAACTTTAATTGCTTTTGCCATTTTTTTCTCCTTAAAAAGCTGAAAATGCTGGGACAGTTGCCATGACAAATTCGGTTGTTGCAATCTGTGTTGTGTTGGTTCCAAAGGCGGCAGTTGGTGCTGTCGGAGTACCAGTAAATGCAGGGGAATTGAGCGGAGCACCAGTTGCCGTACCGCTTGTCCAAGTTGTCCCGTTTGATAACAGCACGTTACCCGCTGTTCCGGGAGCGACCACTTGAACAGCGGAAGTACCGTTGCCCAAGATGACGTTGTTGGCAGTCAATGATGCTGCACCAGTGCCGCCGTTAGATACAGGAGTGATGTTCGCAGCCAGCAGCTTCACAGTGCCAGCGGCGTTCTTGAAGTACAGCTTCTCGTCGGTCGTGTTGATGGCAAGTTCGCCGTCAGCAAGGTTGGTGTTAACTGGAACCGCAGCAGCCGTGGCCGTGCGGTAGAGTTGGATTGGGGTAAAACCTGTTGCAGCCATTAAAAAGTTCCTCCAGAGAAGATGTTGTTTGCAATTGTAGTGAAATCTAATCCGTCCCACGCAACTATTGCGTTAAAACCTGAAGGGATCAGCACCCCGGCTGTTGGGCCTGCGCCACGAACCACAATGCTCCCGGTTCCATCGTTGATGACGATGTATGGCTTGCTCTGCGCAGGCGCTGTGATGTTGCGTGTCGTGGCCCCGTTGCTTGCCGTCCAGCGGATGATGGCTTGGCGGGCTTCGTTGGCCGCGAGGGCTGTGGTCGTTAGCGTAACATCGGCGTCTACGCTCAGTATGGTTGTACCCGCAACGGCGGAGTCCACCAGCGAGGTAATAGAGTTGTTGACGGTAGTGCCCCATGTACCGTCGAGTTCGCCTTCAACCGGCAGTGCCAGTCCAAGTAGTGTGGTATTTCCTGTTGGCATACGTATTCCTTAAAAAGTGCCGCCATTGACGTTGGCCCATATTGGAGCCACCCCTGCGCCTTGGGACACAGGCACTTGCCCTGCCGTGCCGTTTGTTCCGCCCAAAACAATCTTTGGGTCGGTCAGGGTTTTGTTTGTGACCGTGTTTGTGCTCGTCGCAGTCAAGACGTTGGTTGGGGTGATGATGTTTGAAAGTATTGCCATATGTTACTCCGTGCCTTGCAAGATGATTAGTAACGCGCTTGGGTCTTCGGCGCTATCAATGCTGGACTGAAGTGCCGCATACTTGTCACGGACCGCTTGGCGCTGCGCCTCCACGGCCTGTACATCTGTGCCGGGAATCTGCTTCATGATGACTTCATCAAGCGGCGCAAACTCCTCTGCGCGTCTTTGCCTGCGGAGGTCATGGCTGATTGTTTTTGCTTTGTCTAAGTTGATTGTGATCATGCCCATGTCCCCACGCTTGTGTTGCTGCCTGATGTTCCAATTGGATAGATGCGAAAATAAGCCCCCAATGCAACCGTGTATGCGCCGCCGGGAGCTGCGCTTAGTTGGTACTGCGGAATAAATGTTCCACCAGCGTTGACCGAAACTGTTCCGGACAGTCGTGCGTGAAGAGCTACTGGGTTGGCTGATAATCCAACGCCTGTAAAAACGGCGGCGGTCGCCACTTGATAGTAGTAAATAGATGTCGCTATAGGAGAAGTAAGCGCTGTTGATGACGCGCCAGCAGCAACTATAGAGTAACCAATGTTGTTGAGGGTTGCAGTCCCCCCAAATAATGCGCTTACGCTGTGGGCCGTTGTACCTGCCGCCTTAGACATTGGGAAGTACGCCTCAAAAGCATAAACCGTACTACTGCTAAGAGTTACACCAACACCCAGCCAAGACTGCGCCCCAGTTGCGTTAGCCCCTACCAAGGCGCTATCTAGTCTGTAATACTGCATGCCCGGCACGACACCGCGTTGCAACCCTTGCGGGGTGAAGTACGGAACTTTGCCGTCATACTCAAGCTCTCCTGCGACGGCAGAGCTCAAGGCGGCAGAATTCAGCACGATAGGTGGCGTTGTAATACCCGCCGTCCCGTCTAATACAATTGCCATGGTCTACCCCTTGGTTGGTGCGTTTGTAAAATCGGCTTGCCAAGCATTGCGAAATGTCCGCTCTGCTGGGATGTCGTCTACGTGTGCTATCAAATACGGCTTGCCAACAGGTACTGATTTCAAGGCTTCCGATTGTTCAATACCGGGAGCAGGCACGACTACGGCAACGCCGTCTGCGTCATTTGGGTAAATTATTCTGTAGTTTGACATTGAGTCTCCTTATCTAAACAATGCAACTGCCACATAGTTAACGTCTGCGAGCGTGCTTGGAATGCTGTAGGTGTTTATAAACGCAGCGCCTGCGGCCTGAGTTCCCGCAGAGCAATAAGACCCCGCAACTCCAAAATTTCGAGCCGCTCCCACAACACAACCAGCACCGTCTGCCATGGAGGTAGTAAGGTTTACTGTGTAACTGCCAACGGCACTGTCAGTGACACTGCTCACGTTAAAAGCCGCTTGTATCGCAACTGTACCCGTGCCATTAAATTGGACCCATGCTCGGCAGAACGTACCAATCTGAGTGCCCGCACTGTCGTTTATTACGGGGGGTGTAGAGGCCGTATTGCTTTGGATTGTTGTTACGTTCAGTGTGCTCATGCCCATTCCCCCACACTTGTGTTGCTGCCTGATGTGCTAATTGGGTAGATTAAAAAGTAAGCGCCAGATGCAACCGTATATGCGCCGCCCGGAGCTGCGCTAAGTTGGTACTGTGGAATAAATGTTCCACCAGCGTTAATTGACACTGTGCCCCTAAGCGTATATGTTGAAAATATAGTGGCTTGTGTTGATCCTGTCACCAGTGTTGTATTCGCCACACTTTGAATATACCCACCTAATTGTTGATATGAAGATACATCAGTGAAACTGGTCACGGACGCAGCTCTTGTAAACACAAAAGCAGCGTTGTTAACTGTAGCGGTCCCACCAAAATTTAGTTGAAAATTATGCGATGTAGTTCCGGCGCTTTTACTTGTCGCAAAAATACATTCAAAGAAATAAACTGTGCTGCTGGACAGGGTTACTCCAGCCCCCAATATGCTTTGGGCTGCGGTTGAGTTAGCCCCTGCCAAGGCACTGTTTAACCTGTAATACTGCATCCCCGGCACAACGCCGCGCTGCAAACCTTGGGGTGTAAAGTAAGGAACTTTAGTGTCACACTCAAATGTTCCCGCACTTGCAGTTGTTAGGGTCTCGGCTGTTAAAACAAGTTTTCCCATATATTTCCTTTAAAGCACAACCCAACGCGAACCGCTGGATACGGTAACCGTGATGCCCGCATTTACAGTTACAGGGCCAGCGCTCATGCCATTATCGCCTGTTGCAATTGTGTAGTTGGTGCTGATCGTTGCGTTGTTGACCACAATGCCGTTGCTGGCCCTTGGAGCCTTCACGCTAAGTTCGCCAGTGCTGGGCTTGAACAAATACTGCGGATTGCTGGTGTATATCGTTGACGCTGTTCCACTCGTTGCTGCTGCAAATAACGGGTATACGTTTGTTGCCGTAGAGGTATCGTTGCTCAGCGTTACTGAGGTGCCGCCGCCAGTACCGCCGTTGCCGCCGATCTGTGCGTACACCTCCCATGTGGAGCCATCATAGACAAACTGGACGCTGACCCCGGAAATGTCGCACACGAGGTTTTCAGCCAGACCGCCAATGGTTGATCCATTGCGCCCGACCGTTAGGTTGTTCGTCCCCCAATTGTTGCCAGCATCCGCCACAATCACTTGAGCGCCTGCGGCTGGCGAAATAGGCAGTGTCACTGTGAACGACCCGCCAGAGGTGTCGGTCAAAACACCCTCTCTGTTGGCGGCGGTGTAGTTGGCTGTAACCAGAAAATAAGTAATGCCTGCCACCGGGCCTGTAGCCCAGTTAATCGACGAGCCGTCCCATGTGACGTTCTGCCCTGACACTGTTGGCGCTGGAACAAAACCCGTGGCCCCTGCCCCAGTCTGGAAGGCAATTTGATTGGCTGCACCGCCTGCAAGGTTGGTAGACGTGGTGGCTGTCGTGGCGTTACCCGACAAAGCGGCTGTGATTGTTCCGGCAGCAAAGTTGCCCGAGGCGTCACGCGCTACGACCTTGGAGGCGGTGTTGGCCGATGTGGCATCAACAGCAATCGTGACTGGTGTTGTGCCGTTGTAGCTTGTACCAGTCAGATACCCATCAATGGTCAGGGCACTCGTGACACCACCAGACTGACCTGCAATATTGCCCGAGACCGCAGCGCCTGAAATGGCAATGGCTGTTGGCGTAACACCTGTGACCTGCCCTTGCGCGTTGGTTGTGATGACCGGGACGGAGGATGCAGAGCCGTACGTGCCCGCAGTACCGATGTTGGCAATGTTGAACGTGTAGGTTGGAGACTCGTTCAGGCCCGTGCCAGCCGTGTAGGTGATCGGCGCAGAGAACTGCTGAAAAACAATCGCTGTTGTGCCAATGGTTAT